TTTTTTTTTTACAATATTATTAACCCCAAGGAGTTGCTGTAGGAGCTGTTGCTGCTCCTAATGGGTCATTGTCAGCAGTAGGTGCAGCAAATGAAGTAGCTTCCACTACATTTTCATGCAAAGGTTGAGTAGAAAACTCAGTGCCTGGAGCACCACCTGCATTCTGAAACTCTGTGATTGCAGCATCAATCCTACTGTAATCTGTTACAGCATTCTTTGCAAACTTCCTTGTGAATACTGCCTGATACTGTCTTGTACCATTTTCATTATCCACAGTTCTGATACCTACTGCACCTTTAACTATATAAGCAGCAGCAAGAGTAACAAGCTCTTTAAGCTCTTTTACATCACCCTTGAATAGAGCTGCCATATCAAGAGAAACCTCACTGTCATCAGTGTTCTCTTTCATCACCCAAACCTTGTCCTTATATACAGCAGGACCCGGAATATTCAACCACTGAATAAGGAAATCAACCAAGAATTCCTCACCTTGCCATGCAAGTCTGTAGTCAGCACTGATATTGGCTGGTCCAGAAGAGTATTGTGGAATAGACTTAGACTGTACTTCTTCTTTTGTAGCCCATGCAGTTCTACCAAACTTATCAATAATCTGATATTTGCCACTATTCTGACCAACTTTGTAATCCTTAGTCAGCATAAAGCTGATAGGAACAAGCAATTCAATGCCATTGTTCAACTTAGCCTCAGGAGCAGTCTTTGCATAGAATACCACCCTTACCTGTTCCTTACCTTCATCAGTTTTACCAACATATTCAGGGTCATTCTCAATCTCTCTACCTGTGAGAGCTTCTAATTCTGCCTTAGTAGGATTTACAGCTACAATATTGAATGCAGCCATACCTTTGTACATCTTGAAAGAACCTTCAACTGATTCTTTACCTACCTTAACAGCCATGAAACTTTTGTTTAAATTCTTCATCTTAAATTACTGATTTTGTGTGATTAATCTTTGAAAGGCATTTCATCATCACCTTCTCCAAAAGGATTTACAGCTACAGAAGTCTCTGTTGCAACTTCCTCTGCCAATGCAACTGCCTCAGATGCAGGTACTTCTACCTCACCTACAACCTCTTCTGAAACTTCTCCTTCTGGAGCTGCTTCTGTTGCTTCTGCTACTACCATGATACCAGCAAGAACTTCCTCAGAAGTGAAGCCACCAGTCATAGTCTTGATAGGAGCCTCAAAGCCTTCAATGGCTTCATTGATTACACCCAGTTCTTCCTGTGCTTTCTCAATCTTCTCTACCAGTTTGTCCCTTTTGGCTCTCAAACTCTTAGTGTTCTGGGCTGTTCTTTTAACAATAGCCAACTCAAATCTACTTAACTCTTTCATAATGTTTAATTTATAAAAATTATTTGTCTTTGCCCTATTTCATTGGGCTTGCTTTGAAGTTTATTTATGGTGTATTTCTTTTCATAATACTCTAATGCCTTTCTATAAAGAAAGGCTCGAATATCCCCTGTTTCAAGAGAATAGTGACGAATACTGTTGTTTCATAATAAGGCTTACTATGCTCCAAACAGTAATTCATCAACAGAATATTTATGTCCATTTCAGTCAGTCCACCAAAGGCTACAAGCCTACTAATCCTAACTACTTCATCTCTACCCATAGTATTCCTGTGCTTTCTCAACTACAAGACCCAAATCATTGGGAATATATAGAGGAAACATGCCGACAGGACTCTTTGCAGGATATACTCCATCATCATTGGTAACAAATTCTCTGATGGATTTCTTCTCTTTAGAATCAAAAGAAGACTTACCATAAAGAACCACTTCAAACTTACCCTCAGGAGTAATATATGAATCAACCATGTTACCAGTACTCTTATATTTATAGGAGATACTATCACCATTCTTGTCTTTATACTCTTCATAATGAGCAAGACAAATCATGTTCTTGTTTTCTGGTACAAGATTGATTGCATCAAAGATTAATCCCATTCCATAACCAATCTGTTTAGGAGTGTCCCAACCACCTTTCATTGCATTCTTCATATAGAAATCCTGACTGATATAATTCATATCATCCAGTACTATATTGGTGAAAGGAGATTGTGGGCTGGCTAACATCTCAATGATTTGAGCAACCTCTTTGGCATCATTGGTTATAATTCTGTTACCTTTACCAATCTCCTTAAGAGTAGTAACTTGGTACTTACTTCCACCACCCCTGAAAGGTAAAGGTTTATTCACACAACTTATCAAATAAGTTACTTTAGGGTCCAACCCTTTCAATCCAAGCTCTGGTATCTCCCCAATAGAGGTTGATTTACCAAAACCTGACTTAGCTAAAATCAATGCTTTCATTCTTCTTATTTAAAATTTTAGTCTGCAAAGGTAATCAATTTAACTAACCTATGCAAATTCATCTTCCACTTTCTTACTCTGGCTTTTCTTATAGAGACATTCATGAAAGTATGGTTAGTCCTCCTTCTTACAACTGTCTCAATATACTCAAGACATCTTTCCAGTTCAGGCTTATTATTGGGCAATGGAAGCTCAGCAAATGTACTTACTGCCCCATCAAAGAATAATGGACATATTTGACCTCCTGCCCCATTATCTCTATCCTCAATAACCTGCATAAACCTTATATTGTTTTTGAATTTGGTCACATCATAACCTTCATATTCCCTTAGACCATACTTAAATGGACTATATAAACCAAGTACCAGATTTGCATCTCTGGTGGTAGTCTTACAATCTGCAAGACCATCTGATGAAGGCATCATCTTATTCAACTTCTGATTCTCAATTCCTTCCTGAGCTTGAGCTTGATGCTGGATTGCAGTGATATTGAAATCAAACTGGTCTCTCTGAGTGATGAAATATTTACTCATCTTCTCAATAGTTTGCATTTTATTCATACCACTTTCTGACATCAGATTTGAATAGTTGTCCAAGATAACTTCTACATATTCATCCTTATCATCTGGTTCATAATAGTCTATGACATCTCTCTCCTCTTCAAGTCCAGCTTCATTCTTCATGATAACCTTCTTGAAGTGGAACTTCCCTCTACTCAAAGCAAAATTCCTACAATACTTGTTAATACCAGTAGGATTTCTCTCTGAATCAATATAGATTATAGTTTCCTTAAACTTCTGAATATATGTTACATACCTCTCAGATGCAAGTAAGTCTAATATCTCTTGAGGAACTGGTCTATCAGCAGAAGTACTCTTCAAGTCAGTTGGACTTATTCTTATTTTATCAAGCCTGTATAACAGGTGACATAAGAACTCATAGAACTTTTCTTCCTTACCCATTTCAAGGGTAAAATAGAGTATCTTCAACCTTAGTTGGTCAGGGTGCTCAATTGCATAGAAGAAGGGTTCATAAACAAGCATATAGTCAGCAAGTTTTGATTTACCAACCTTTTGATTTGCAGTAATAATGTTATACCTTCTTTTCTCTATTCCAGGGAGCCACACTCTTAATCTTGGGAAAGACAATGGAATACAATTTATCTTGCCATCCAATATCCTCTGTCTTCGGAGTATTAACTTCTCCAGTGCCCTATCAAATGAATCCTTCTCTTCCATATTCACACAATGTATCTCCACATAAAACCATAAGCTCTTTTCATTCTTCCATTACAGCAAGCTCCAATATTGGTGTTTTTATAACCAAGAACCCTTTCCACCTCCATAGTACTATCCCACTTTCTCACAACTTCCCCTTCTAAGGTTAATTGTGATACTGGCTTAGAGTTCCAAGGAGTCTTTCTACCTTTCAGGGTATTAGACCTTCTTTCACTTCCAGTACCATGTTGCATATTCTGAGATTGGTTACACCATTCAAGATTCTCAACTCTATTATCTGTTTTATCTTCATTGATGTGATTTACTTGGGGGAGATTATCAGGATTAGGAATAAAGGCTTCTGCTACTAATCTATGTACATGAAATGCTTTACCACCCTCTAATCTAACCTGTAAATATCCTTTAGAAGTTTTATAAGGTTTAAGGGTTTTATTTCTCTTTAAAGAAAATATTTCTCCTGAATTACTTACAACATAATTTGGAAATCCTGAAATAACTTTAGAAATCATACTACTTTTAATTTAATGTGGAAGTCCAATCAACACTCATTTCATTGGTTTGGTCTGCATTTTCAATGTAGTTAGCCAGTTCTGAGATAGGTACTTTAGTACCATCCTTTACCTCTTCTTTCCAAATGAAATATTGAAGCAATCTCATGAACTTATACTCCCCATTGAAGCCAGAAACATAGGCTTGAGTTGCATTTATGATTTGTTCATCAGTGTAATCATTCCCATACTTCTTAAAGAAAGTCTGTAACTTCCTCTTAATGTCAGTTTTATTCCCTCTCCAATACTGATTGTTGAAGTTCTTTCCTTCTGGATAAATGGATTGAAGTTGAGGTACTAATGCTTCAATTCTTTGATTGAAGTCATCAGTCCCCACAGACTTATCAGAATCAAGAATGATATTATTGACCACATTATTTCCCATAGAAGTTACAAATAACCCTACAGGAAGATGTGTTTCCCTATCATAACTTGTACTGATAAGTCCTTTTTTCTTCAACTCACTTTCAGCAGCATTGAAATCTACATTGTTTTGAATAGCTATCATAAGTAAGACCTCTCCAAGAGAAACCCCACTCTTTTTAATAACCTTGTCATTCAATGAGATTGTCATACTCCTATCCAATCAGCAATTCAACATGAGCTTTCTCAACTTTCACAGCCTGTTCACAAGCCTCCACAGATTCATTCACAAGTGCAGCACAGTTCAAGAAATATTTCTCAATTTCTTTATAAACCTTTGCAGCAGTAGCAAATGCTTTACCTTTTGCTCTGGATTCTGCAATCCTCTTACCTGCTTCTTCATTAAAGGCATCTTCTTCATTGCATCTTGCAATAGCCCTCACTTTGAATGTGCCCCTGTTATCTACAAGTGGAAGATTAGCCCACATATTAAAATAAATATGATCCCATGCAGGATGCTTACACAACTGCATATCACACTCCAGAACACAAACTACTACCTTCTTTTCAGGATTTACAATGTAGTTTGCTTTAGTAATCTTAACTCTGTTTCTCATACTTTTATTTCACTTAAATTTGTTTTCACAACCAACTCTGGATTATAATCCTCAAGCATCTTTTCAACTAACTCCTCTTCCCTTGTACCACTAAAGTATGGGATAATAATGATGGGGTCTTTGTGCCTGAGTATTCTACCCAATCTTTGTTTGATGATAACATCACTACTGTTCAGATTAGCATATAAACCAACTCTGCAATCTACAAGGTTCATACCTTCATTCAACATATTACATGCTGTGATGTGGTCCAACTCCTTATGATTAAACATGTCAAGTACTATAGAGGATTCTTTGTTCTTACTGTTAATACAGTTTTCCCCTAATATTTCTGTCTGCTCAATAGAACTACAGAATGTAAGTACCCTTTCTGATTTCAGCTTCTCCAGAAGAGATAAGATAATAGGGTTCTTTAATTGTGAAAGGAATTTGAGCCTTTGACCTGCAAGGAATAACCATTTTGTCTTTACTCCTTCATTCCTTGTCCTCATATATTGTTTCTTCCAGAACTCTATCTTGCTTCCTAACTCTATCACATACTGTAACTCAGTGCACTTAATATGCACTTGAATAGATTTATCCTTAAGATACTGCCATCTGTCTTTATATAGACATTCCTTGACAATCTTAGCCTTAGGATGTTCAATCATAGTATGTACAGCATGTGTATTATCCAGTTCAAGAGGGATTAGAAATACTTTAGGGTCAGGAAGAATTTCATTGTCTATAGCCTCCTTCATCTTCACTGTATAACACTGAAAATCAGGAAACAACTGACTTAGTTCCCACTTCATATCTCTGGTAACTGTAGCTGAAAGCATGATAGAATGATATATAGTCATAGTAGATACAAATTCCCTGCATCTTTCTGACATGTGCTGTACTTCGTCAAAGATTACACAATCCCATTCTTCCTCTACATGTTTATTCAACCCAACATAAGTACTGAATTGTACTCTTTCAACCCAAGATTCAAGTCCCCATTTGATAAACTCCTCTTTCCAGTTATTTATCAGGACTAACCTTGGAATTACTATAAGTATGCTACTGGGGTTATCCCTTAAAGCCAAATCAATGCCTATCTTAGATTTACCAAAGGAAGTAGGTAATTCACAGAGTATAGAATTACTCCTTATATTCATTATCTCTTCCTGAGCCTGTTCTCTATCCATATCTCTTTACTATATTCTTTAGTTTTTCTACATATTGCGGGTCTTCCGCATAACCTATTTTAATCAAAAATTGATAGTAATCATCCGGGGGTTTGTATCTATATTGTATGTAATTGAGATAGGCAACCACACTCTCACTCCAGTGGTCAAACTTGTAATAATCACCTTTGTAACTATTGTAGAGCCCAAATAAGTTATTGTACTCCTTGCAGACCTTAGACCTGAAATGACCTGTCTCAAGAATAGCCTGAGCATATACAATGTTCTTATGTTTAACATTATAATACTCTAAAGCCTCCATAAGATAATCATCAGGAGCCTCTGATAGTAAGAACTCTGGTTGTTCCAATCTCAACACATCCACCTTTTCAGGTTCCTTGTGCTCCTCTTGATGGTCTATATAGTATAAACCATATAGACCACCAATCAGTAAGAGCATAAGGATATTATATACCCTTTGTTTCATAACATTTGTTTTACATTTGGCTCAATACTGTCATTGTAGTACACCTTATCAAATGGAATATCCAAATGTGATGTAATTGCTTTATACTTTAATATTCAAGAAGTTCTTAATTATAACCAAAACTTGTCCTACATAGGTTTCACCTCTCAGACTGAATAGACACTTGTTATAAAATATGTCCGGTTTACCATAGGACTTAACAATATACCATATAATAAAGGCTGCGAATAGCACAATATTGAGGAAAGGAATCAGTTCAATAAGAAGAATGATAATAAGCACCCACAGGGGTATCTTTATATCAAATTCTTCCTTAGCCTCAAGACCTTCATAGCATTTACAATGAGTGTCCTTTAACATCCTCACTATAATAATAGTGAGGAATATTCCAATTAAAGACCAAATCATAATTACTTCTTATCAAAAGACTTAGTTATGTCCATGAGCATCTTAAGACCCACAGCATCCATAGCATTATTTCCAGAACCATTTCCTCCAAACATTACAGATGGAACCCATTGTACCTTAGAATTAGCAAGTGCTTCTGCAACACCTACAGCAGTCTTATAGTCCCATTCAGCCTTTTCTGCGGGAGTTAAACCTGCTGCAACCAATGCTCTATTAGCTGCTGCTTTAGCTTCACCTTCTGCCTGAACTTTAAGAGCAACTTGTTTAGCTTTCTTAGCTTCAAGTTCTGCTACTTCAAACTCCTGTTGTGCTTTGGTTACAGCTACAGCTTTCTCTTTCTCCTGTTCCCACTTAGCTTTCTCAGCAGTTGCCTTACCATCTTCTGTAATCTGAATAGTCCTTTGAACTGCCTCAAGTGATTTAGTCTTAGAAGTGATAATTGCTAAGTTAGCTTGCTTCTGTGCATCAATTTGTGACTGAGTTGCAGCATCATATTTAATATCTATGATACTAACCAGACCACAAGTTACACCATATTGTGAGAAAGGTGAGTTCTCCTGTCTTTTATAACCACCCGGAGAATTACCATCAGCTATAATCTCAGACTGTGCTCTTACTTCCTCTTCACCAGTGATATCATTAATAACCTTAGTCTTTAATACTCTGGTCTTATATACACCATTATTCAACTGGTCTGTAATATAAGCAATAAGGTCAGTCCTTGTCTCTGATACTGATTCCAATGAAGACATAAGAGGACCACAAGAAGTTACAACTTTATACAATGTAGGTTTAACCAAGTTAGCTATCAATGCTTCCTCAGAACCAAAGTCTGTTTGTATCTTCTCCATATTCTTAGCATCATTAGGCATTACTACCCTGAATGAACCAACAATGAAACCTCTACCTTTGTCATTGAATGTAAGTGCTGCTGCTGGATTACTTCCTGCTGCTACATAACCATCTTTATTCTTCTCAAGACCTGTAAATTCTATCTGTGAAGTCTTTGAATAACTTCTTACAGTACCAAGCCCCTGCCATTGCAATCCACCATCAGTCCAGACTACATAATTACCTGTTACAGGCATCTGACATACATAGTTCTTTGACTTGTCTGCATCTTCCCATAATGCCCCTGCCATTGCAATCATAAGAACTGCAACAACAGCAATAATAACACCAAGGATTTTCCCCTTGTTAATTGGTTTTTGATTTGCCATCTTTTCTCTTTTTAATGTTAGTTTTTCTTTTTACTTGTTTCTTCTCTTCCTGAGACACCATCCAATAGTAGAATGGAATACACAGAAGTGAAAATTTGATTTCTCTGTTTGTTATTTTCCACTTGCCAAACAATTGTCCTATCACCATTACATAGTATATAACAACAAGAACAACAAATGCAGCAAGTAATACTCTTGCATAAATCATGATTTCTTTTTTTTTT